ATGAGTGAATTTAAGGAAACAGGCAAAATACTTGCCATTCGTGAAGTTGAGCAAATATCAGACTCCTTCAAAAAGCGTAACATCTGGATTGAAACACAAGACCAATACCCGCAAACATTAGAATTTCAATTTGTGCAGGATAAAGTTAGCGTTTTAGATGAATACAAAAAAGACGACATTGTAGAGATTAGCTTTAATCTTAGAGGCAGAGGCTACAAAAACAAAGAAGGTAAAGCGATGGTGTTTAACACGCTGCAAGGCTGGCGAATTAGTAAAGCGGAGGCGCAAGAAGAACAAGCAAGCACAGCACCGGTAAAGGCTACTGAGGATGATGGATTGCCATTCTGAAACGATAAGTTTAAAGATTTAGATTTAGTTTTTATTGCTAAATCAAAAATTTAATTATCTTTGCAATATGAATGTTACAGATTCAAAATCATTTTTTCTACCAAAGCCTTTAGAATTGTCGCTGTAACCGATGCTTTTAGAGGCTTTTTTTTATACTAAAACTAAAACATTATGGATTACAAAACATTCTTAAAAACAAAAGAGAAAAAATTTATTTCAAGCGGGTTTGAAGTTAATGATATTGATTTGAATATTAACCTTTTTGACTTTCAAAAACATATTGTAAAAATTGCTTTAAAAAAGGGGAGGTTTGCGTTATTTGAAGATTGCGGATTAGGAAAAACACTTCAGCAATTAAGCTGGGCTGAATCAGTATTTAACCATACCAATAAAAAAGTATTAATACTTGCACCTTTAGCAGTAGTAAATCAAACTAAAGATGAAAGTGAACGGTTTAATATAAATCAAAAATGCTTTGATATTACGAATTATGACCAATTAAAAAACGTTGATACTTCTATATATTCAGGAGTTGTATTAGATGAAAGTTCAATTTTAAAAGGCAGAGATGGTAAACTATCAAGATTAATTATTGATACATTTAAAAACACGCCTTACAAGTTAGCATGCACAGCGACTCCATCTCCAAACGACCATATGGAATTAGGGCAACATTCAGAGTTTTTAGGAGCAATGAGTTATTTAGAGATGCTTGCAATGTTCTTTGTTCATGATGGTGGAGAAACTTCAAAATGGAGGCTTAGAAAGCATGCTACTGATGACTTTTGGAATTATGTATGCACTTGGTCTATTTCATTGGACAATCCAAAAACTCTTGGATTTAATAATTGTGATTATGAGCTACCTGAGATTGAATTTATAGAACACATTATACCTGTTCAAAATAATACTCAAACGCTATTTGGGGATGTTGCTGTAAGTGCCACAGATTTACATAAAGATTTAAAGAGGTCTTATGAATTAAGATTATCTAAGACAAAAGAACTAGTAAACTCAAATGATAATCAATGGATAGTATGGACATTAAAAAATGATGAGGCTAAAGAGTTAAAAAAACAACTATCAGATAGTGTAAATGTTCAAGGCTCTGATAGTCCTGAGTTCAAAGCAAAAAATCTAAATGGATTTTCTAAGAAAGAATTTAAGACTTTGATAACAAAAACAAGCATAGCTTCATTTGGAATGAACTACCAGCAATGTTTTAATATGGTATTTACTTCTTATGACTTTAAGTTTGAGGCTTTTTATCAGGCGGTTAGACGTTGTTATAGATTCGGTCAAATGAATAAAGTTAAGGTTCATTTATTAGTTCCTGAGAGCCAAATTAATGTAAGAAAAACTATTTTATTAAAAGAACAAAAACACAAAACTATGATAAAGGAAATGAGTAATTATTCAGCTAAAACAGATTATAAATTAAACAAAAGTAGATTCACAGTTGATAGTAAAGTTGTTAAAACTGACAAATACCATGTAATAAATGGTGATTGCGTTAAAGAAAGCAAAAAACTAGATACAGATTCAGCTGATTTAGTTGTATTTAGCCCTCCATTTGCTGAGTTATATGTTTACTCTGATAAACCTGAGGATATGGGTAATGTTAAAAACTATAAAGAGTTTGAAAATCATTTTAAGTTCTTAATTCCTGAGTTAAAAAGAGTATTAAAAAGCGGTAGGATTTGTGCTATTCATTGCATGGACTTACCTATACAAAAAGGCAAAGAAGGATATATAGGACTACGTGACTTTAGCGGAATGTTGATTGATTGGTTCACAAAAGAGGGGTTTATTTATCACGCAAAAACTACCGTATGGAAGAATCCCGTAACTGAAATGCAAAGAACTAAAGCATTAGGATTGCTTCATAAAACGATAAAAAAAGACAGCGTAATGAGTAGAGTTGGTATTCCTGATTACATTCTATTTTTTAGAAATGCAGGGGAAAATGAAACACCAATAACACATCAAGATAAAGATGAATCTAAGTCTAATTATCTACCTGTTGACTTATGGCAAAAATATGCCAGCCCTGTATGGATGGATATTGACTATTCAAGGACATTGCAATATAGAAGTGGCAGAGATGGAAATGATGAAAAGCATATTTGCCCACTACAACTCGATACAATTGAAAGGATTATACATCTTTATTCAAATGAAGGTGACACCTTATTTAGTCCATTTGGGGGTATAGGGTCTGAGGGGTACTCAGCTTTAAAAATGAATCGCAAAAGTATATCTATTGAATTAAAAGATAGCTATTTTACTTTAAACGCAAAGAATCATAGAGATTGTGTTTTAGAAAAAGAAAGCACGCTAACATTATTTTAATTAAAAAATAGGTTAACCGAATCAGCACTTTTAAAGTGTTTGGTTTGGTTAATCCTTTTTTATAATACTTTTGAAATTATTTAATACTACTAAAACTATGGCAAAAGAACTTCCTTATTTTCAATTTGAACCTGCTGAATACTTAACCAAAGACATCAGCTTTTTAAGCCTGACAACTCAAGGTTTATTTATTAATATCTGTGCTTATTATTGGCAACGACAATGCCAATTAAATAAGGCTCAAATCTTACGACGATTGAATTATCCAGACGAATTAAATGAGTTAATAGACGAAGGTATAATTGAGCTTAATTATTGTGATGGCGATACTAAAGACGAAGAAATTAGCATAAAATTCTTAGATTTTCAATATGACAAAGCAACCTGTCAAAGTAAGGCTAATGCTAAGAATGGAGCGAAAGGTGGCAGAACAGTTAAAGCGAAAGTTAAGCGAAACGAAAGCGAAAGTACAAGCGAAAGTGAAGCCATAAGAGAAGAAGAGAGAAGAGAAGAGGAAAGGAAAGAAAAAGAAAGAATAGAAAAAGATAAGAAAAAAGAACAAAAGAAAAAAAGAGAAAAAAGGTTTGAAAGTTTTTGGAATTTATATAATAAAAAATTAGGCATAAAAACAGCAAACGCAAAATTTCATTTGCTTGATGAATCGGATGTTGATTTGATCTTTAAAACATTACCTAAGTATATTCAATCAACACCTGATCTAAAATACAGAAAAAATCCATCGAGCTACCTAAACCAAAAAACTTGGAAAGATGAAATTGATTTAAAAGCATTTAATGACATAACTCCCGAAAGTTTTTATTAACATTGCATAACTAAACAAACTAAAATGAGCAAACAAGTAGTTAACTCCCCATTATCGCTATTAGGCGAATTAAAACAAAGACGACATACCTACGAGAAACGAGGACTTTCAACAGGCTGGGCGAAAGCCGATGAATTTATGAGCCTTAAAAAAGGTTACCCAATAATGATTGGAGGTTATGCCGGTAGTGGTAAATCAGAGGTGGCCTTTGATATAGCAATTAATTCAGCAGTAGACCACGATTGGCTTTGGCTGATAGTATCACCTGAAACGGGCGACCAGTTTGAAATAATGGAATACTTAATTGAAAAGGTTGCACAAGGTAAGCACATAGGTAAGAAATATCAAGGTGCTTTAAGCGACAAAGAATATGAATCAATTGTAAAATGGTTACATAAACACATCAGAATCTTAGACAGACAAAGCGGTTGGGATGATGTATTTACGGGCTTAGATTTTAGCCTTAAAAACTTGTTTGAGGTTGTAGAAAATGTTGAAAAACAATTAAAGGGTAAGTTTGATGGAATCATTATAGACCCGTTTAACGAGCTTGATTTAAATTTAAGTGGCAATATAGCAGGAACGGTAAAGGATGAGTTAGATGCGCTAATACGATACACCAAGAAGAATAATTACCTTACTATTCTAACCAACCACGCAAACAACCGCCACGAAATACAAAGTAAAGATGAAAACGGTAAGTCATTCTTTTGGAAGCCACCAGCGACTAAAGAAGAATGGGCGTTTGGGCAGCAGTTTGCAAGAAAAGGCTACCAGATGTTATTCGTTTATGAGCCACCTATTCAATTTCAACACTTGCAAAGGAATGAAGGAAATGTTGATTTCATGGAGTCGGTAAACAATAATTACAACGTGAGGGAAATCCTATGCCAAAAGACTAAACCGAAAGGCGTTGGTAAAACTGGTAAATTTTGTTTACATTTCGACCGACTACACCAACGCTATTATGAGATTGATTCTTTAGGAATGAAAAAACAAATTAAATACCCAAAATTATGAATGATATTATAGAATTAGATGCTAAATCTTTAGAAGTTAAAGCAATTGTTAGCGTGTTTATTGATGAGTTAAGCTCGGCAATGCCATCAGCTAAATGGTTGAATCACGCCCAAATGATAAAGCATAATCATGGAAGCATAGACGAATTAATACCAATACTTCAATCTGATGTAGATGACAACCATAAGCGTAAAGCGATGATTGAGAACTTTAAAAAGGTGAACTATTATATTTATGATTCGAGTAAAATTATCATCGAGCAGCAAAAGAAGATACAAGATTTAGAAAACACAATAAACAGATTATAAATGAACTGGTCACAATTTGTGACCTTATACCCGTAAGGTATTATATATACCACATTAACCTATATTACACCCGATAAGGTATAATAAATCATTCAAAAAAAATAAACAGATTAATTATGAATAAGATTATAAAAGGGGATTGTTTTGATGTTTTGATGACATTATCTAAAG